GGCCTGTAAATGAATTGAGCGCTGTAACCATCCTGCTCAATAGCTGCAAAAGCTTCGCGGCCAGTAACAAAGATGTTGTACACGTTAGCTCCCAGGAGGGATGCACTAAGTGTAATGCTTCCAATTGAAGAAAGTAAGAATCTGACGTTAGAGGCAGTACCCCACTCAGCATCAAGAGTTGATTGCTGGTTTGGATAGTTCCATTTCTGGATAAAACCATTGATGTTATCCAGCTGGCCAATGAGGTCAGTGTGACCTAGACCAAAGTAAGCATCACGCACTGGTGCAGTACCAAAGCGGTTCTCACCTTCAATACCTGTTAAGAAACTGTAGGCATTATTTCCTCTAAGAGTTCTTACAACTGTATCAACGTCAGGACGTGTGATCTCAGTAGGAAGGTCCCCGTTAACCCCGTTAGTGCAGTTAATAAAAGCACTTGTAGAAGCTAACATATCTCTCATGAGCTGATCTTCCGTTTGACGGAGACTTACACCAAGGCGTTGAGCAGCTTCATTTAAAACAGGATCTTGGTTTTGTAAAGTAACTTGCTCATTTAAAAGAATATAAGTTCCATAGAAGTCCATTTGGGCATCTATGTTCACCGCAGTTAATGTCTGAGGTGGTGGAGTAATGCCGCTATTTCCAAGAGGAACAGGGGCGGTAGCCAAGGGATTGTATCTACGCATACGCAGCGTAGTACCACCATTTCTTGGCATTGCTTTAAGATCCGCAGGGATCTTGTGAATCATGTATGGCACAGGTACAGAGAGCAACTTGAAGCTAAAGCTCTGTTGCACTGGAGCTGGCAATACACTTGTGGTAGTGATTGACATTGGCAACACCTATTGTTGTTGCCAAAACTCACTAGTCTTTTATACGTGCTTCATGCATTCTTGCATTTCTTTCCAGAGCTGGGATTTCAATTCTGGAGTTAATCCATTCTCAAAGAGGTGGGCATTACCAATTGCAGATTGCTTTGTTACTGCATTGACAGAGAGAGGTTTTTGAGCATTTTTAAGTGCTTTTTCTTTCTCTGGAGAGGATTGGTTGGCGCCAATTCCTAACTTTTTCAGTAACTTATAAGCTGCAACACTTTGAGCCTTTGGATCATCCTTTAAATACACTAAAGACATTGCAAGTTCTGGCTCTGTTTCTTTTAAAAACTCTATGTTCTTGGGAGTGACAACATCATTGAAATCTGGATACTTCTGGACTAATCTCTCTTCAAGTGTTGAGACCTCATACTGCTTGATTGCATCTCTTACAATTTCAGCAGCTTCTTGTCTAAACACTTTTCTGCCATCTTTGGCAGTGAGAAGATCATCATCACTTAGCGCAATCTCTTTTTCTTGAGATTGAGCAACTGATGCCAGTTTTTCTCTGAGTTCTTTGATCTCTTTGTCTCTCTCAGCAAGACCCTTCCGCGCTTCTGCCCAGTTGTACTCAAGATTATTTCTCTTTCTATGCTGTGCAGTATCTACTTCAGGTTCTTGACTTACCGCTTCAGTGGCTGGAGCGTCAGCCTGTAAGGCAACTGCCTCTACGCTCTCTGTTTCTTCTGCGTTCATTAAAATCCTTTTGAAGGGGCGAGCTTCTCTTACGCCTATAAGTCACACATTTGATGCAATTAACGCATGCTAACGTTATCAAATTTAAATTTTAAAATACAAAACGTCTGCTTTCTTGTCAAAAAAATATTTTATTCCCAACTTAAACCATCAAAAACTTAAACTGAAAACATCATGAAAAAACATAAATGGGTTATTGAGACGAAAAACGTTGTAGAGAAAACAGGTGAACTAAGTGAGCAAGAACGAATCGAAGCTGCTCATCAAGAATGGTGCACTAAAAGATGTAAGCAAATGCTTCAAGATTTTTTCTTTGACATTCAAAAGGGAAATGTGGATAACTTATCAGATCTACGGAATTTTATAGATAAGTGGGTTGAAACACACTTCCAATATTAAATTTTTTTATACAAAAAGGAGATCGTTATGTCTTTTTATGTGGGTGAAAAAAAATACGGTATGACAACTTCCGATGTCTATGCACACCAAGTGAAACCTGAAGAATGTGAAAACTGTTGTTATTTTGTTGCAGGAACCTACTGTTATCCTCCAAAATCTACTAGCTCAAAAGTATATCAATTATTTCAATATACAATTACAGGAGCAGCAATTGGAGCGGGAATAGGAGCTTTAGTAGCACCAGGAGTTGGCGCTCCACCGGGAGCAATAGCTGGAGCGGCTGTGGGCTTTGTAGTTGGAAGTGTAAAATTGGCAAGTCAAAACTAATGGTGCAAAATGTCTCATTTGACAGTCAACGAATATCATGGGACTTGCTGTTCATGGAGTAATTTTCAGATCTTTCTAAATAAGAAACCTGAATATAGATGCCATCTATTATATACGTTAGCTATCTCTATTTTATTAGGGGGATTATTGATTGCGGCTGCGATCAATAATGGAGCCACTCTTATACCAACACGGACCATATTGGCTGTTGATTTGTTTATGGTTACTTTTCTAGTAACTTCAATTTTTCATATTGCCTACACCATTCACCTTATTTACTCTGATTATAATAGAGATTTTATTGAAAATAAAAAAAATTAGTTATTGGCAACCATTAATCATAGGACATATGGAAATATCAAATAAAAAGAGAGATAGTTCAATAAATATTTTCCCACATGGACATGGAAAAGATACGCAAATATTGTTTCAAATTTGGAACAAATATGAACAAAACATTCATATAGATTTTACCATTGATGAATCCAAGAAACTTATTGAAGTACTGCAACAAGCCATTGGCTCAGCTGAACAAAGAATCCAGAATTCCTGTGATGATGATTAAAAAAGGCATTATTTATGCATGATGAAAAATACTATGAAGCTATCAAAGAAGGGATTAAAGAAGCATTTTTAGAAGCTTTAAGACCTATCACGGATCTTACGGAAAAATTAATAACAGAAAAATTTATGAAAGCTGTTCAAGATGGAATCTATGATGCTGCATATGGACTTTTTGCTGATATGAGACCCTTGAATCCAAAGGAGTTTCTGTTTGAAGCTATAAAAGAAGCTGTAGAAAATTCAATACCTAACTAAATTTATTCTAAGAATCCGTCTTGATAATCTTTAATCCATTTCACTAAATCTGAATGATAAAGCTCTGGATGTTTCATGATAGTTAGCTGCTCTTGACCAGGAGGCAAAGTCCATAAAAGCTTAGGCTCTCCGGCTGCATTGATCTCCCAGATATCATGATCATGATTGGGATAATCCCTTAGCATAATGCAGGCCAAAGGCTTTGTTTGACGGGCAATAAACCATTGCCTTAGAACGTTGACAAAGAAGTTTTCCTTCTTGCGAAGGCACACTACATGGAAAGGGGCTTGATATTTGTGACGGTTTTTTTGAATGCAATCTTCCAACTCAGCGTAATAAGCAGGAGTCATGGCATCTAGAGTTTCTTGAACCTCTTGCATCTCTTGAGTTTCAAAAGCTTTATGCAAAAGATCATAGGCCACTTTGCCTACTGTATCTTTAGTTTTGGAGATGGTCATTGTTTCACTTTTTTAGGTTTTTTACCTTTTTCTCTCTCCTCATGACGCTTCTTGAGTTGAGGGTATTTGTCATAGACCTTAGTTCTGATTGCTTCAGGATGAGGTGAGTAATGCGCTCTAGCCAGGGCATTTCTTGCATGAGCTAGATTTTGGATAGGAAAAGTCCCTTTGGGACCTGCAAAATCTTTTGAGGGAATATTTTTATATTTGCCCACGCTTCCCATTCCTGGTTTCTTGCGGAGCTTTGATGCCTCTCCTCTTGGAAGAGATTTTCCCTTGGCTATTTGAGTTCTATCTTTCATTTTTTCTTTTTAGTTTTTTTAGTTCCTTTGGACTCATGTCTTCTAGAGGCAAAACCCTGTTTCTTTTCAAACTCTTTCCCATGCTTTTCACTAAGACTTTCATCCATTTTTGAAGCTTTAGATTGCTTTTTCATTGTTTCCCTTTAGTGTTGTAAAAATGGTTGTGTTAATGGTTTCATTTTCTGTGAAGTTGCAGTGGGAACCTTAATCCCTTTGCCTTTCATGACTCTCACTGCAATCTGTTTAGCCTTACCAGGCGGTCTAATCATTACCATTTTCTGTTCTCTGCTACATCAGAGATGAATTCTACATCAGTAGTAAAACTATTTGTGATTCCATCTCTATGTTCATGTTGGCCAGAGAAGGTTGTGATAATGGGTTTCTCAGGCATGTTTGCAAAAGAGCCAGATCCCATTGGCACACCTGGGCTAGCTTTTTGATAAAACACGTAGTTAGCTTCCTGATCTGCTCTAAGCTTAGGCTTCATTTGTTTCCTTAGTGTTGATTAGATAAATATTTGCTTTCCATTGACTCTGCATGATGATTGCACTGATCAATATGAGAAATTGTATCATCTAAAACATGCCCTCTTTGAGCAGGAGCTTTTGGATATGCAGACATGTGAACACCTTGTGGCATATTAGCAAATTCACCATGTCCCATAGGAGCTCCCTCAGCTTCAGAAACTCCATGACCTACAGCCATATCGCTTCCATGGGAACGTTTATGAGATTCGTGAGAATGATGCATTGCCATTTTATGGGCTTTTTTCATGAGAAGGTCTCCTTTATACTTAACCTTTAAAATATTTACTTTATACTATTTTCAAAATTTTTTTACACTTTTTTTTAATAGTCATCTGGCTTTTGCAATTCAGCCCAGTGCGTAAACTTATTCTCTCTTTCATGTGCAATTAACATTACTCCACAATCTGGATCTAAACACAGCCAAAATTGATTCAACTCCTCATCATAGCTGGCTAAACATATAGCACCTTTCCATAGTGCGAGAAATTTTCTATCAAAAGGCATATCATTTCTGTTGGTTACTTTATTCCACTTCATAAATTCCTACACTTGGTCAGCGTATTTTTCTCTGATTATTCCATTCTTTTTCCCTAGCCATATACGAAATCTACCAATTCCAATTGAGTCTTTAATATTAAACTTGAGTCGTCTGTATAGGTCTTTCTTGCTGTACTTTCTCTTCTGATTCCACACTTTCTTGCACCTGTGATTCTTGAATTAATCTGATGATATTCACAGCTTTTTCTATTTGGGCTAAATCTATATCTGTTAACTCTTTAACAGCTTTAATGCGATCCAATGTACCCAAATCGCGGTCTTTTTGGGCCTCTGCAATTCTTTCAACTGCCAATGCACGGTTCTCCTCAATACGCGATATCCTTTCAACTCCAAGTCCCTGATTAGCCATTGCTCTGGATTTGAGATCTTCAATTTGGGCTTGCAATACTTGCAATTGAACCTGTTGTTGTTCCATAGCAAGTTTTTGTTGTTGTTGCTGTTGACTTTGGAGTGCTTCAATAAGTTCATTTTTTTCCTGTAGAGTTGAGGATTTAATTAGTAGCTCAGGAGGAATTTCAATGCCTATTTCACGCATTTGTAAAAGTTGAGCAAACTGCATTTGTCTTTGAGTCGCAGTATTTAAACCTTCTTCCACGGTAGCATCATATTTTCCAAAAGCTCTATTATAAAATTCCTGAGTTGGTTCTTTTCCTAGAATTCTACGTACTTTGCCTGGAGTCCAATTTTGTTGCATTAAAGAAATTTCTATATTTCCTAAAAGCTTTAGAGATTGATCTAAATTATCAAACAAAACCTGTAACGTTGTTAATCCAGCACCTTGTCTCAACATTCCTAAAATAGCTGCTTTATCATCTGTAGCACTACCCAATAATTCCTCATTGACACCAGAAATCTGTGTGATTTCCTGTCCTAAAAGTTCAGATAATTGAATCATGGACGATGGAATACCAGGCGCAGGAATAGGTTGGACATCCGTTATATTAGCTTCAGCTTTAATTGCAAGCCCCCTCCCTTGACCTTGAAGAAATACATCTTTTGGATTTACGAGAGCATTTTCTTTATAAATATATCCGCTATTTATTTGAGATTCAAGAATATCAAGCTCAATAATTCTTCTTCTATTATAGAGATATTGGGCATCTCTAATTCCCCTAACAACTCCCTGAACACGCCATGGAAAATAGGGTATTTGAGGTTCATAATAAGCCCACACTGGTACAAAAGGATATCTATCTATACCTAAAGGGTTTGGTCCATGATACATTACTTTCCCCTGAACTACTACAGCCAATTTTACTGTTGGGATTTCCTGGTTAAGTACAACAATATCAGGAAACAAACGCTGAAAATAATCAAGGTCATCATCTTGTCCTCTCCACTCATAGACCTCTCCAGTTTGAGGATCACAGAGCATTTTTTGTATACGGGTATCCAAATACCAAAATTCATCATAGATAAGCAAATCCTGCATGCCATAATTGTAACTCTCTGGCATGAATTGGAATTTTCCGTCTCTATTTCCCCAGCCGCGCATGCTTTTAATTTCATTTCTTCTATCTGGCAAAAGAGCTTGTACTTGAGTGCGACTTAAATATTTTCTGGTCCAAAGACTATTACAATCCGACAGATCCATCCTCTTCATGTAGGGATCTATCAAATATCCATTATATGCAACATTGTCTACTTGAATTTCACCATTGACTGGATCTTTTCTAAAATCTACCCAAACAGAAAGCAAATTCATTCCAGTTGTTAAAGCTCCCTCAAAGGCATCTGAAATGGTTTCTAAAACTTGAGCACGCGTATTTGCATGAATTAGAAGTTTTGAAAATTGATCAGATGTTTCTTGATGTGAAGCCTCCACAGGAACTGCAATAATTGATTTGCGATGTTGGCGCTGATATCCTGAAATCATGTTCACTATGCGTCTAATACGGTTGAAATTAAATTGTCGCCGTCTAAATGCAGGTAAATTCCCATAAATATCATTCCAAAGTGTCTGATCTCCAGCTTTGAATCTGTTGTCTAGGTCTGCCTCACTCCAAAATGATTGATTAATGGTGATATATTTGGCATAAGTATAATCCATGAGTTTGAGTATGTTATGATCATTATCAACGTAATAAGTATCAGAAAGTTGAGGAAATAGGGTCATGGATTAGCCTAGATTTAAAATATTTACTTTACAATAAAGCTTTTATCTTTAAATTTCAAAAAAAGTATATGCGAAGAGACAAATAATGGATTTGAATGAAGAAGAAATCATTGAAATGACACAAATTGAACTTGCTCAATCTATGTTATTTCCGTATATTAGAATGTGTATGAGAGAATATGGTCCTAAAATTACACAAAATGCAATGGATTTTTTTTCCATAAAGATTAATCAAACCCTGGAAAAACAAAATGCAATGGATAAAATTCAGTAGCCATAATTTACCTCCTCAAGGGCTTAAGATTCTCTGTTTTAGAAAGGGTGATTTATGGGTAGCGCGCAGAGTGAATTACAAAGGAAAAGACTATTATCTAGAGATTCCTTATGGAGGAAATGAAGGCGCAATTGCAACTGATATTCCAGATTATTGGATGCAACTGGACTTACCGGAAGGATACACTGGATATATAAAACTCTCCAATAGTTGTGGAGGTATTGTGACGCTTGACGAGCTTCAAAAGATTGATCCTGAATCTCATGAACAATTTGTCGGGATGTGTATGGAGCATTCTAAAAAGCCAAAAAAGAAAAAACATGATCATTGACTGCATTTCAGATTTGCATGGATTTTATCCTAAATTGGAAGGAGGAGACCTACTAATTGTGGCTGGAGATTTAACTGAGAAAGATCAACCACAAGAATATTTTGATTTTGAAGAATGGTTGGAGGTGCAACCATATGAAAAGAAGATCTTAATTGCAGGAAATCATGACAATTACCTCAGAGAAAATGCAGATTATATGTTTGCTGGTTCAAGCTATCTGAAAGACTCAGGCACAGAATTTGAAGGATTAAAGATTTGGGGATCTCCGTGGACCAAAACATTTAAAGGAATGAATCCTCATTGCAAAGCTTTTACCGTTGATACTGAAGAAGAATTGGAACAGAAATGGAGAAAAATTCCACCACATATTGACATCCTAATTACGCATGAACCTCCTTATGGAATATTTGATCAGGTGGACTTTAGTGAAGGAGATTCTAGTGCTTATTCTGTTGGAAGTCACTCACTTAAGTATTGTGTTCAAATGCTTATGCCTAAATTACATGTATTTGGTCATGTACATGAAGGATATGGAATGCAGAGACCTAATTTGGAATTTGTAGACTTAGATGGATATCCTATTTTTGTAAATGCTTCACATGTGAATGAATATTATAAGCCTGTAAATAAGCCAATTAGGATTGAATTGTGACCTATGAAATTAAAATGACATTTTTAGTGAAGACATTTACTGAGAAAAAATATGCAGAAATGTTGGAGATAATTAAGAAGTCTTTATGGGAAAATGAAGAACTAAGAGATATTCAACTCATTGATTTTGTATGCAATGAGGAGAAGTCAGATATGACTACAATTATGTACAATTTAGCGGATGAAAGATTGCTTAGGCAGATAAAAGCAGAAGTAATGAACCATCTAAAAAAGATTGAATTCCTTCTCAAATGCAATGAAAAAGAAAAGCCAAAAGACGCAGCTCTCAATCAAAAACGGTAATCTAATGGGTCTTGAAAGAAACGAGGAAGATCAGGACCTTGAGTAAATGCTTCTCTTCTCATCTTATCCAACTCCCCTGGAGTAAGCCTTTGGGTACTTTTGTTAAAGTAGTGGCTATAGAGTGCATAACGCAGAGCGTCTAGTGCATGGTCATTTTGCTTCAATGGCTTATCTATCCCTGTTTTGAGACATTTTGGATCCCAAACATAGGACTGTATTT